TGTACTCGGCTGGTAACGCCCTGTGCACTATGGTCAGCCTGCCTTTGACCGGCAAAGCTGTCATCTTCGTTGGTGCCGCTAGTGGTTCGTTCCCCCAGAACTTGGTGTACCACAAGGATGCCATCGCATTCGCTACCGCCGACCTGTTGCTGCCACAAGGCGTTGACATGGCAAGCCGTGCCGTTCACAACGGTATCAGCCTGCGTGTTGTTCGTCAGTACGACATCAACAACGACCGTATGCCTTGCCGTGTTGACGTGTTGTATGGTTTCAACACCATCCGTCCACAAATGGCTTGCCGCATCTTCGGCTAAATCGAACCGGGGGCTTCGGCCCCTGCTTTCAAACCACTTTAAAAGGAAATTATCATGGCACTCCCAAACGGCGCAGGCGGTTACCAAGTTGGTGACGGCAATCTTGGCGAAATTAGTTTCTCCAACACCAGCACTCCAGTTGCTTTGACTGGCGCGGCTGTCACCATCACAGCAGACAATTTGGCTGCTGGTGTGTGTACCATGGACTCAGGCGGCACAGACGCTGGAGCCTATGTATTCCCCACAGGCGCATTGCTTGACGCTGCGTTCCCTAGCCTTAAAGTTGGCTCAACATTTGACTGCGCTTTCATCAACCTTGGTGACAATGCAGCAAACGATGTGGTCTTCACCGCTGGCACGGGCAACACCCTTGTTGGTAACGACACGATCCAAGATTCGCTGACCAAAACCAGCAACACATCTGGTACGTTCCGTTTCCGCAAAACAGGTGACGCAGCGTACTCAATCTATCGCGTTGCTTAATTCTTGAGCAACTGGTAAAACGGGGCTTCGGCCCCGTTTTCACATGGAGATTTGAATGAACATTGTCCTTGTACACTCTGAGTTTGGTGCCAAAGTTGCTACCAACGAAGCTGAAATCGTCAATGATGAAAAAAACGGCTGGACACGGTACAATCCTGACACACCTGTCGAGGTGGCATCTGAGCCGGTAGTCGAAGCGCCAAAGCGCAAGTACACCCGCAAAGTGACCGATCAATCCATCGAACAGCCCAACGAAGTCCCATCCTTTTTGACTTCGGCAAGCGACGAATCCGAAGGGAAATAACATGGCTTATACCGCGGGCGACCAGATCAACCGAGCACTCAGGCTGCTCGGTATTCTTGCCGAAGGTGAAACGGCGTCAGCGGCTACCAGTCAGGATGCCTTGACTGCAATGAACCAGATGATCGACTCGTGGAATACCGAGCGTCTGTCTGTGTTCTGCACCCAAGACCAAGTGTTCAACTGGCCCGTGGGCCAGATCAAACAGACCCTTGGCCCCTCTGGTGACTTTGTGGGCAACCGCCCAATCCAACTTGATGATGGCACCTACTTCCGCGCCCCCAGTGGCGTGTCGTACGGCATCAAAATCATCAACCAAGACCAGTACAACGGCATCGCTGTCAAGACCTCGACATCGACCTTCCCGCAGGTCATCTTCGTCAACAACACGTTCCCCAACGTGGAGATGTACATCTACCCCCGGCCAACGCAGTTGCTGGAGTGGCACTTCATCTCGGTGCAAGAGTTGACGCAACCTGCCACACTGAGCACGGATTTGTTCTTCCCCCCGGGCTACATGCGGGCGTTTGCCTACAACTTGGCAATGGAGATCGCACCTGAGTTTGGCGTGGAGCCAAGCCCACAGGTGCAACGCATCGCCATGACCAGCAAGCGCAACCTCAAGCGCATTAACAACCCATACGATGTGATGTCCATGCCCTACGCATTGGTGTCCAATCGTCAGCGTTTCAACATCTACAGTGGCAATTTTTAATAAATATAGTAGTCAACTGTTGTCATACTTACTATGCTTACCAGCAATAAACCCTTTCACACCCTTAACCGCCCGCAAAAGCCCTTTGGCCTTGTAGGCGTCGATTGCGTGTTGAAGATTTTGCTGATGCGTGACAACTTCCAAGTTATCCAGTCGATTGTTGGCGCGGTCAAGGTCTTTGTGGTTTATTTCCAATCGGCCTTCAATACGCCCGTTAAACGCTTCCCACACCATGCGATGCACACCGCGCCGCGTGTATTTGGCGTCTTTGCAAAGACTTGCAACAAAATAATGTTTCAACAATTGCGGCTTGACAAGTCTGTAAGTTGCGTCACCGGCCCAAGTCTTACCCAGCTTGATAGAATGGGCCGTGGGTATGCTGGTGCCCAAAAAATCAGCAACTTGTTTAAGGGTGGCACCGTGCTCAAACATATGCTTGGCTTCGGGGATTTTGGCGGCATCAAGCGTCTTGCTTCTGGCAATCCTGCGCACATTTCCAAGGTCGCTCACCTCGTACAAATCTTCAAAGTCCAAAACTGGTTTCCACGTTTCCATAGCTTGACTCCATTTAACATGAATAGGAGTATATCATAAAGTCCCCTATACTTGGATCGTCCTACGTCACCCGCAGCATCAACGCTGCGGACGCCAGAATGATCAATCTTTTCCCCGAGGTCATCCCCGAGGGTGGACTAGAGCCTGCGTTTCTGAACCGTGCGCCAGGGCTGCGCCTGCTGGCGTCAATCGGCAACGGTCCAATCCGTGGCCTGTGGGACTTTGCGCCTGACAGCACCACTGCCTTCGTTGTATCGGGCAACCAGTTGTTCAAGATCGACACGAACTACGCTCCCACTTTGCTGGGCACCGTAGCGGGCACTGGCCCCGTGAGCATCGCTGACAATGGAAACCAAGTATTCATTGCAGCCAACGGGCCAAGCTACATCTACAACAACACGACCAACGTGTTCCAGCAGATCACCGACCCTGACTTTCCCGGCGCAGTGAGCGTGGGCTATCTGGACGGCTACTTTGTGTTCAACGAGCCAAACAGCCAGCGCCTTTGGATCACCAGCCTGCTGGACGGCCTGTCCGTGGACCCGCTGGATTTTGTAAGCGCCGAGGGTGCGCCTGACGACATAACCGCCTTGATCGTTGACCACCGCGAAGTGTGGGTGCTGGGCACCAACTCGGTCGAGGTTTGGTACAACGCCGGGACAGCAGACTTTCCGTTGCAGCGCATCCAAGGCGCTTTTAACGAGATTGGCTGCATCTCCCCCTACTCGCTTGCCAAACTCGACAATGGCGTGTTCTGGCTGGGTTCTGACGCCCGTGGCAAGGGCATCGTTTACCGGGCCAACGGCTACACGGGCACCCGCATCTCGACACACGCTGTCGAGTGGCAGATTCAGCAGTATGCTGACATCACCGATGCCTTCGGGTACACGTACCAGCAAGACGGTCACGCTTTCTACGTCCTGATCTTCCCATCGGCCAACACCACATGGGTGTATGACGTGGCAACGCAGGCATGGCACGAGAGGGCTGGGTTTGAGAACGGGCAGTTTACCCGTCACCGCAGCAACTGCCAGATGGCGTTCAACAACGAGATCGTTGTCGGTGACTTCCAGACTGGCAACATCTACGCCTTTGATCTTGAGGATTACTCGGACAACGGCCAGATTCAAAAGTGGTATCGCACATGGCGGGCACTGCCCACGGGCCAGAACAACTTCAAGCGCACTGCGCAGCACAGCCTTCAACTCAACTGTGAGGCCGGTGTTGGCCTGAACACTGGGCAGGGCAGCGACCCCCAGGTCATGCTGCGCTGGAGCGATGACGGTGGACACACATGGTCTAACGAGCACTGGACATCTTTGGGTCCAATCGGTGCCTATGGACGCCGTACATTTTGGAGGCGCTTGGGCATGACGCTCAAGCTGCGTGACCGGGTGTACGAGTTGTCAGGCACCGACCCCGTGAAGATTGCCATCATGGGCGCTGAACTTATCCTCAGTCCGACTGTCGCGTAATGGCAACCGCACAACTGACCAACATCACGCCTCCTCGGGTTCCTTTGCTGGACCCGAAGACTGGCCTTGTCTCGCGTGAGTGGTATCGCTTTTTCCTAAGTCTGTTCGTGCTGACCGGCAGCGGCCAGAACACGGCATCGCTGATCGACTTGCAAGTGGGGCCACCCATGCCCACCCAAGAGGACTTTGGCGAGATCGTCATCAGCATTGATTCGCTCAAAACACAGCCAAGTCAGGAAAGCGCACTTGACCAGATCGCCGAGTTGCAAAAGCAGATCGACGGGTTGCAAAAACAGATCGAGTGCCCTTGCACCGAACTGACAGCCGAGTTGCAAAAGCAGGTAGATGCGTTACAAGTGCAGCCGCCTCCGCGCCAGTTTGAGCGTTCGCGGTACGGGTCGTTCTACGACACCACGACCCAGACTGCGACAACGATCAACACGGCCAAGGCGATCACGTTCAACACCACTGACTTGAGCAATGGCGTGTATTTGGGCACCCCAACATCGAGGGTGTACGTGGACACACCGGGTATCTACAACTTTGACACTTCGTTTCAGTTGGACAAGACCAGTGGCGGCTTGGCTGAGTTCTACTTTTGGTTTAGGCTCAACGGCACAGACGTGCCAGACAGCGCCAGCCAGATCAGGATTCAGGGCAATGACGCAGAGATATTTTCGTCACTGAATTACTTTTTCGACCTCAACGCTGGCGACTACGTTGAGATGATGTTTTCAACGACCAGCCTGAGTGTTGAACTTCTTTCCGTGCCAGCGACTGCACCTGTCCCCGGCATCCCGTCTATCATTCTCACAGTCTCAAACAATATCGGGGGTATCCAATGACAGTCACCGTCAAAAACCTTGTGCCATCGAAAGATGTCGCAAACAGCCAAACAACCCAGTACACCGCAACCGGCGTGACCACGATCATCGACAAGTTCACTGCGACCAATTACAGCGCCAGTGCTGCCACGATCTCGGTCAACCTGGTCACAACCGCAGGCTCTGCTGGCAACAGCAACCTGATTACCAAGACCAAGGCGCTTCAGCCGTCCGAGGTCTACACGTTCCCCGAGTTGGTAGGACAGGTTTTGAACCCTGGCGACTTCATCAGTACAATCGCTGGAACCGCTACCGCCATCAACATGCGGGTCAGCGGGCGTGAGGTGACCTGATGCAAATGACAGTGACTTACGGTAAGGGGTTTGAAGCCCCTGCTGTCGTCATGCGTAAAAAAGTGGAGGCGTTGCAACACGAGTTGCTGAAAATGCCGCAAGCTGTCATCGTTACCGAGCACGTTTTTAAACCCGGTGTTTACGAGCGCAAGATCACAATCCCGCCGTGGACAATTTTAACTGGCGCAGAGCACAAGACGAATTACAAGGTACGACTCGAAGCTGGCAAAATTGCTGTCAACACGGACAATGGAATTAAGGTTTTGACCGGCCCGTTGGAGTTTGACGCCAAGGCAGGAATGCAACGCGCGGGTCGGGTTTTTGAGGACGAAGTAATTTGGGTCGATGTCTACCCTAACCCTGACGATTGCACTGATCTGGCGGTGCTGGAAGACCGGCTGTACGTGGCACCCGATTGTGGTCTTGCTGACAGCAGGACCGAGGTGCAAAAAGCCAAAATTGACTACGGCGCTTTTTTGCATCAGATGGGTATGACGCAGGATGAAATGGACAGTATTGTCCACATCGAATATGATTTGATGGACATGCCAGAGGGGGTGTTTACGCAGTTGCGTAAATCGCCAATTCACGGTAAAGGGTTGTTTGCAACCAAAGATTTTGAAGCGGGTGAAGTGGTGTGTCCGGGACGCATTGATGGCAAACGAACGCCTGCCGGTCGGTTTATCAACCACTCACTCAATCCCAACATCACGCCCAAAAAAGTCGGCGATGATATTTATGCGGTTGCAATGCGTAAAATACGAGCAGGTGACGAACTGCTTGTTGATTACAGGGCGTCCATGCGGGTCAATTTTGGCCTTGCGTTAGAAGGAGAATTGTTATGTCTGGATGGGTAGCAGGTGCTATGGTTGTGGGTTCGGTTGTAAGCAGCCGAGCGTCCGGTAAAGCAGCAGACGTTCAAGCTGGTGCAGCAGACCGCGCAGCGGATTTGCAACGTGAACAATTTGAACGACAAGTCGAGTTGCAAGCCCCCTTCCGCGAAGCGGGGGTACGAGCGTTGCCAGAACTTGAGGCAGCGTCTAGGTATACGCCATTTGGCATGGAGCAGTTTCAAGCTGACCCCGGCTATGCCTTCCGCATGTCCGAAGGTATGAAGGGTTTGGAGCGATCTGCTGCGGCCCGTGGTGGTCTGCTGTCGGGCGCGACACTCAAAGGCATCCAACGCTTTGGGCAAGACCTTGGATCGCAAGAATACACGAACGCTTTCAACCGTTACCAAACTGAACGCAACGCGCGTCTAAATCCGTTGCAATCGCTGGCCGGCGTTGGTCAGACATCAACCAATGTGCTGGGCGCTGCGGGTCAATCAATGGCTTCCAATGTTGGCGAAGCAATGGGTGCTGCCGGTCAAGCCCGAGCGTCTGGGTACGTTGGTC